TGACTGGGGCAAACACACATTGTGGGAGCGGACAAGCAATGTGCCGTTTCTGTGGGCTGGTCCGGGTGTTGCCAAGGGTGCTGAATCAGATGGCACGGTCAGTCTGATTGATATCTATCCAACGCTAGTTGATCTCTGCGGACTGCCGAAACCAGAACAGCATCTGGAAGGCACATCGCTTGCGGCCACACTTGCCGATCCTACGACAGCACATGATCGTGATGTCTTTTTGCCGCACATGAATCCTGGTGAATATGCCGTGATGAATCGTGACTGGCGATACATTCGGTATGGTGACGATGGTGAAGAACTCTACGATTTAAAAGCCGACCCAAACGAATGGGTTAATCTAGCAGGCGACCCCGCGTTTGAAGCAGAGAAAGCCAAGCTTCGCAGTGTCGCGCCAGACGTATTTGCTGAGCCGATCAAAGATCTCAATGCAAGAAAGAGCCTTGTTATTGAAGGCGACACATTCCGTTGGAAACGAGGTGAGGGGAACTACATACCACGGCCGAAGAATCGCCCCTACGCGATTAGCGGTGATGACAAACCCTCAAAGCCAGCGAAGAAAAAAACAGCTGATAAGAGCCAGCGGGGTCGGAAGAGGCCAAACATACTTTTTGTTGTGTGTGATGACCTGAACACACATGTTTCGCCGTCTGGGTACGACGCCATTCAGACTCCGACGCTGGCTGGACTTGCTGCCGAGTCAATGACTTTTCGGAATGCCTATTGCCAGTATCCTGTGTGCGGGCCTTCGCGGGCTTCATTCCTAACCGGGCGGTATCCGCAGGCAACGGGTGTGCTGAATAACACACTAGATCTTCGTGAGGCGTGTCCTGATGCTGTGACCATGCCAGAGTTTTTCAAAGAGAATGTATGGGTTTATAAACAGCCTATAGAAGGACATGAATATGTAATGACAGTTGATGTTTCTAAAGGCCGTAATCAAGACTATAGTACATTTACTATAATTGATGTATCAACTACTCCTTTTGAGCAGGTTTGTGTATTTAGAGATAATAATATATCTCCAATGTTATTGCCAGACATTATATACAAATATGCAAATACATATAATGAATGTTATGTAGTAGTTGAAAGTAATGACCAGGGAGCTGTTGTTTGTAATGGTTTATATTATGATTTAGAATATGAAAATATGTTTGTAGAATCAAGTATTAAAGCTAATGCACTTGGTGCTACGATGACTCGAAGAGTTAAGCGTATCGGATGTTCAAGTATTAAAGACTTAATAGAACAAGGTAAGCTTAAAATAAACGATGCTAATACAATAGTTGAAATGAGTACATTTGTAAGTAAAGGCAATACTTATATGGCAATAGCTCCTAATCATGATGATATAATGATGAATTTAGTTTTATTTGCTTGGTTTACAACAACTGATGTATTCCAATCATTAACTAATATTGATATGAAAGATATGTTATATCGTGAAAGATTAGCAGCAATTCAAGATGATATGCTACCTTTCGGACATATTGAGAGTGGGAACTACGAAAAGGATAAATATACTAAAGACGAAGATGGGAACATCTGGTTTGAGCAAGAGTGGAATGGACAACATGCAAAATTTTAACGACTTTACGTCTGGAAAAACAGTAATTACAGAAGAAGATAAATCGTATCGATTTGTATATCTATGGTATGATGACCCTGAAGACCCAGATGACCCAGAAGCTACAGCTAATGACTTTTTAAAAGAAGGAGAAAAGCTAGGACTAAAAGCTTTTAAAGTAGATATACAAGGTGCATATTCTGATTTAGATGATAAAGGTATAAGGTATATCTATGATGGTATGTCTGATAAACCAGAACAAAACAAATTTAAGATAGATGATAATACAATTGTATTTGTAAGAGCTCCTGTTACGAAAAGGAAAGCATGGTCAGATTTCTTAACTCAGTTAGAAAGAGCTGGAGTTGTATGTGTTAACACACGTGCTTGTATGGAAATAACATCTGATAAGTATAGAACAAGTCTATATCTTGCTGAAGCAGAATTGGCTCAACCTAAAACAGTTTTAGTTCATCATCCAGAAAAAGCAATACCAGCTATGGAAAGATTAGGTGGTAAATACCCAATCATTCTTAAAACACTTACAGGTTCATTAGGTATTGGTGTTATTAAGGTAGATTCAGAGAGTTCATTACATTCTACTGTACAGTTATTATATAAACTAGACCCAAATATGGGTATATTACTACAGGAAATGATTCAAGACTTTACATTCGATATACGTGCTCATGTTATAGGTGGTAAATATCATGGTGCTATAAAAAGACCACAAGTTAAAAAAGATTTTAGAAGTAATGTATCACTAGGTTCTAAACCAGCTCCTATAGAATTGACTGAATTAGAAATAGAACATGTTGAAAAAGCAGCTAAAGCAGTTGATGGTTTATGGGTAGGTGTAGATATATTCCCATCTAAAGATAGAAATAAAATACCACCAATGTTTATTGAAATAAATTCAACACCTGGAACAAAGGGTTATAGAAAAGCAACTGGTGAAAATTTACCAAAGAAAGTATTAGAAAAGTTTAGAAATAGAGATTATTGGTTAACACCAAAAACATATGTTTCTATGTTCGATGAATCAGTACAAGTTGATTCAATGGAATACGAGGGAGATACTGTTATATGGACAAAAGATGGGATAGAATATACCCATGACGTTCAAAAAGTATCTGAACAAATGAATCCTATAATTGAGTTAAATTCTCAAGAAGTAGAGTTAATTCGATAGGAAACAAAAGATTATAAATAAGTATGTATTGAATATTCGTATTATGTATACATATTAACTAACTCAAAAACGAGGACAAAGCGATGGCATTTCAAGTATCACCAGGCGTCGAGGTAAAAGAAATTGACGCAACGAATGTAGTTCCAGCCGTATCAACCAGTATTGGTGGATTCGCAGGCTCATTCAACTGGGGTCCGACGGAGCAAGTAGTGACTGTAGGTTCTGAAAACGAACTTGCTGAAACTTTTGGTTCGCCAGATGATTCCACAGCTAAGCACTTTTTAGTAGCAGCATCTTTTTTAAAGTATGGTAATGCACTGAAAGTGGTTCGAGTTTCTAGTGGTCACCTTAACGCGACTGCACAAGGAACAGGACAGCTGATAAAAAATGATGAACATTACGTGAATAACTATGCTGATGGAAGTCTTAATTTGGGTAATTGGGCAGCTAAACATCCAGGTACACTGGGTAATAGCTTAAAAGTATCAATGATTTCACAGGGTATAACTTCCTTTTCAGGTTGGGCTTACTCTGCAAATTTTGATGCAGCACCAGGTACATCTACAGCAGCAGCTGCAGTCGGCGTTACTAACGACGAAGTGCACGTAGCTGTTATTGATGAAGACGGAGATATATCCGGAACAGCTGGAACTGTATTAGAAACATTTGGATTCATGTCTCAAGCATCTGATGCTAAGAAAGACGATGGTACTTCTAACTACTATAAGGATGTAATCACTAATCAATCTGACTATATTAGATGGATTGACCATGACACAAACTTAGACGAGGCCGGATTTACTCTAGCAGCCGCTAAAGCAGCAAACACTGATTCAGAAGGCACTAACCAATTCAAGACTCATACCGCAGCAATGGAGGCTTCACTTTCAGGTGGAACCGACGATAACGCACCAACAACAGGGGAAATAGCAGCTGGCTTCGATTTACTCGAAGATTCAGAAACAGTAGATGTAAATTTACTATTTGCTGCTCCGGACGCTAATGGAGCGGAAGCAATTGCAGAAGATTTAATATCTATTGCAAATGCAAGAAAAGATTGTATGGCATTTATTTCGCCACCTTTAGAAGACACTGTTAATACATCAACAGCAGCAGCTAACGTAAAAGCTTTTGCAGATGGATTAACTTCAACATCATATGCTTCATGTGATTCAACAGCTCTTTATGTTTACGACAAATATAACGACGTATACAGATATATCGGAGCTTCTGGTCATATGGCAGGGCTTTGCGCTAACACTGATACAGTGGCAGATGCATGGTTCTCTCCAGCAGGTGTTAATAGAGGTCAACTATTAGGCGTAACTAAATTAGCTTTCAATCCAAAGAAAGCAGATAGAGATACATTATATAAAGCAAGAGTTAACCCAATAGTATCATTACCTGGTCAAGGTACATTATTATTTGGTGACAAAACTTTATTAAGTAGACCTTCAGCATTCGATAGAATAAACGTTAGACGTTTGTTCATAGCACTAGAGAAAGCGATTAGCACAGCTGCTAAAGCGCAACTTTTCGAATTTAACGACGAATTTACAAGAGCTCAGTTCAGAAATTTAGTTGAACCGTTCTTAAGAGACGTCAAAGGAAGACGTGGTCTTTCAGACTTTTCAGTAGTCTGTGATACTACTAACAACACTAGCGCAGTGGTAGATGGTAATAAATTTGTAGCTGATATCTTTATCAAGCCTGCAAGGTCTATTAACTATATATCGTTGAGCTTCGTAGCAACTAGGTCCGGAGTAGATTTCTCCGAGATTTCAGGTTCATAAGGGGGATTAAGACATGGCAATATTAGGCGTAGATGATTTTAAATCAAAACTAGTCGGCGGTGGAGCAAGGTCCAACTTATTCAAAGTGACTTTGAATTTTCCTAGTTATGCACAAGGTGATGTAGAACTTACATCGTTCATGTGTAAAACAGCTCAAATGCCTGCATCAATAATTGCACCTATCCCTGTATTATTCAGAGGTAGAACATTGCAAATAGCTGGTGATAGAACATTTGACCCTTGGTCAATAACTATCATTAATGATGTCGGCTTCGAAGTTCGTAACGCTATGGAACGTTGGATGAATGGTATCAATAATCATAACGAAAACACAGGTAGGTCTAATCCTACTGACTATCAGTCAGATGCAACTGTTGAGCAGTTGAATAAGGCTGGAGACGTTACTAAGACATATAACTTTAGAGGTATATTTCCAACTAATGTTTCTGAAATAGAAGTTAGTTACGATTCAGAAAATACTATTGAAGAGTTTACGTGTGAATTCCAGGTACAATACTGGGAATCAGACACCACATCGTAGATATATAAATAATATCAGAGGGGATTAATTTCCCCT